CAAAGATACGGAAATTGCATTTGAAGTGATTAAATGGTGTTGGAATAAGTGGTTGGGTGATGTAGCAGAATGAGTATATGTCCAAAATGTAACGGAAGTGGTTGGGATGACGAGCATATGATTAAATGCACAAACTGTGATAATGGGGTGGTTGAGCAGACCAACGAAGAATGGTTACGTTCCTGTCCACCGCAAGAATTGATACGTTTTTTGATGAATGTTGCGTATGGTGGACAAATAAGAAGTATACAGCAAAGCACCTTTGAAGAAGAAGCAGAAAAATGGAGTAAGTGGTTAAAGGAGAAACATGAACATTGACGTTATTTTAATCGTGATATGCCTGGCTTGATTTTGGGCAGCGGTGGCTTTGGTTATCAGATGGTTTTGGTGAGGTGATATTTTGGCAGTCCTTAACACGCAGCAGAAAAAGTTTTTGGATAAGCTGTTCTTTGACGCGCAAAAATTGCAGCAGGCCGTGGCTGAATTACGCCAGGCTCGCCGGGCTGACGCGGAGAACAGTGCGGATCCGACGGGCAAGGAAGCTGTGGAGATCGTGGCGGAGATTCCTTGCGCGATGGGATACAGCAATCCGGAAGCGTGGCTGCGCGTTGTGGACCAGACATGGAAAGAATACACCGGGACCAATGTTGGCAAGGCGATGCTGCGGCGGTATGGGAACCGGGAGCCGTGGCAACGTACCTGTATGAAATGTCACATATCAGATCCGACATATTTTGCGTACCGGAAAGAATTTATTTTGTGCGCAGCCCTGATTGCAGCGCGGTTAAACCTATTTTTTTAAGTCCATTCTCATTATCATAATAAAAACAATAAAAACTGTGTTATAGTGTTATTACAAGGGACTGGCCCACAAGCCGGTCCCTTTTATATTGGGCGTTTAAGCGGGCAATTCCGCCGACCGGCTGGGCCTCCTGGCCGGTGCCCGCTGCGCCCGCCTGAAAGGTGGTGAGCAGGATGACGGAGCGGCAAAAACGGTTTGTGGATTATTATATCCAGTCCGGCAATGCGACGGAAGCAGCGCGTAAAGCTGGGTACAAGCATCCGGACAGGTACGGATCTGAAAACTTGGGAAAACTTGGTGTGAAAGAGGCCATTGCTGAACGTCTTTCCCAGCTGGAATCCGAACGCATTGCCGATGCCGAAGAGGTCCTGACGTATCTCACCGCTGCCATGCGCGGCCAGATTACCGAAGAAGTAATCGTGGTGGAGGGAACCGGAAATGGTGAATCTTCTGCCCGCGTGGAGACGAAACAGTTATCCGCTGCCACAAGAACAAAGGCTGCGGAGCTGTTGGCAAAACGGTACGGCCTGCTGGTTGACAAAAAAGAAATTGCAGGAACCGGCGGCGGGCCGTTGGAGATCCGCTGGATGAACAGCCCGGATGAGAAGGCGGGGCGGCCATGAGTGAGGTTGTTATTCCGTATTATCCGCGGCCAATATGGCGGGATGTGATACATCCGGCGTTGGAAAAGAAAAACAGGGCCGTGCTGGTATGTCATCGGCGATTCGGTAAGACGGTAGGCTGCATTAACCAGCTGATAAAGAATGCGCTGGGAAACAAAAAGCGTGCGCCGCAATACTGTTACCTGGGGCCGTTCCGGAACCAGGCGAAGCTGATAGCCTGGGAGTATTTAAAGTTTTATTCCAAAGCGATACCGGGCGTGAAGGTGAATGAATCGGATCTGTTTGTGGAGTTTCCGTCGCTGTATCCGAACAGTCCTGGCGCAAAAATAATGATTGTCGGCGCAGACAAACCGGACCGGCTGCGCGGTATTTACCTGGACGGCTGCGTGCTGGATGAATACGCGCAGGTAAAGCAAAACGTGTATGGTGAGATTATTGTCCCGGCTCTTACGGACCGCAACGGATTTGCGTATTTTATAGGGACGCCGAAAGGGCAAAATCAATTCTATGACCGTTACTTAAAGGCGCAAAAGGATGACCGGTATTTTGTCTGCCGCTACAGAGTGGACGAAACAAAGGTGCTGACGGAACAGCAGATAGCGGACATGAAAAAAGAAATGACCGATATTGAAATCCGTCAGGAATTGCTTTGTGACTTTACGGCCAGCGCGTCCAACGTAGTAATACCGATTGACGTCGTGACGGAAGCAGCTGCCCGGAAGATTACAGAAGATCAGATGCAGGGAGCTGTATCTGTGCTGGCTGTGGATGTGGCCCGCTTTGGTGATGATAAGACCATCTTTACTTACCGCAAAGGGATTTGGTGCGACAAGCAAACCAGCGTGCAGAAGCTGGACACTATGACGATAGCCAGCATGGTGGCAAACATGTATTGGCAACGCAAACCGGACGGCGTTGTGATAGACGCAGGCGGCCTGGGTGCCGGAGTGGTTGACCGGCTGCGGCAGATGGGCATACCGAATGTGTTTGAAGTTAATTTTGGCGGGGCGGCCATAGACAATACGCGTTATGCGAATATCCGCGCCGAGATGTATTTTAAAACGCTGGACTGGCTGCAGCATGGCGGATGTATTCCGGATGATCCGGATCTGAAAACGGAGCTGACTGTTACGGAGTATAAGTTTACATCCGCAGGCAAGATCATACTGCAGCCGAAGGATGAAATAAAAGAATTGACGGGACGCAGCCCGGACAAGGCAGACAGCCTGGCCCTGACGTTTGCGGTGCCTATCAATAAACCGGAAGGACACAAGAACGTCCAGACGGCAAACACGGATTACAAATTATTTTAACGAAAGGTGGGCAACAAAATGTGTTTAAGCAGTTCTAAACCGCAGGTAGTCGAAGTTGAAAAGCCGATTGAAAAGCCGGTGGTAGAAAAAACGCCGGATCCGACGCCGCAGGCAGTAGTAAATCCGACGGACGCTGGCGCTGCCAATGAACGCACGGCAGCAGAGAATGAGAAACAAAGAAAACGCAGAGGCTATTCCGCAACGCGCGTTGCAGCGGACAGAAACGTACTGACTGACACTGCGCAGGATGGTAAGAAATCGACGCTGGGGTAATACTATGATGGACACTTTGCTGGCCCAGCCGGCGGGCAATATGAGGCCGGCAGATGCGGAAGTCAGAAAAGACTTTTGGCCTGACAAACAAAAAGTTCTGCAGCGGGTGCAGCAGTTACGCCAGGACCGGTTGCGCTGGGAAGATCAGTGGATAGAGATACGCGACTACCAGCTGCCGTTTGTGGGCGACTTTAAACGCACCGGCGACGACAGCTACCCTGGCAGGCGTCGTGACTTACATATCGCGCAGGGCGTGGCATGGGCAAGCGCACAGATCTTTGCAGCGGGTATCATGTCAGGGCTTACGCCTCCGTCCCGGCAGTGGTTCAAGTTTGAATTTAGTGACAGCGCATTGAATGAAAACGTACAGGCCGGGCGGGTGCTGGATGAGCGGCAGGAGATAATGCAAAGCATCCTGTCACAGAGCAATTTCTATAACGCGATTCACAGCAGTTATTTTGAATTGCCGTTTGGTCAGGCTCCGTTATCGGTGCTGCCGGATACCAAAAAGGGTGTACGTTTCCAGGCGCAGAGCGTCGGTACTTATTACATCGACGTGGGCGGAGACGGAAAAGTAAACACGTTCTGCAGGCGCTATCCCATGAAGCTGCAGCAGATCATTGATACGTTTGGGGTGGACGCGCTGCCGCTGAATGAAAAGCAGCGCCTGGCAAGCGGGAGCGTGCCGGATAACGTGACGCGTTATGTGTGGTGGCTTATCCAGCCGAATGCGCAGGCCGTGCCGGGACGTATAGGCAATTTGAACATGCCGTACATAAGCATGTACTGGATAGACGGCAGCGGGCCTAATGACTGGCTGTACGTCGGCGGCTTTGAAGAGTTCCCCGTTCCGACGGGCCGGTACATGGTGAACGCCAATAATCCGTATGGCTACGGCCCCGGATGGTACGCGCTGGGCGATTCCAAAATGCTGCAGGTAATGAAACGCGATTACCTCACTGCGGTTGAATTGAGCGTAAAGCCTCCGCTGGTCGCGTCGGCAGACGTGATGGCCGAAGGCATAAACCTGATACCGGGCGGCGTAACCAAAACGCCGGGACCGCAGAGCCGGGTGGATCCGCTGTTCAATGTGGCGCTGGACCTGCCGCACCTGGCGGAAGAAATTATCCGGACAGAAGATGCTATCAAGCGGGCATACAGTGCAGACTTATTCCTGATGCTGGACAGTATTACGACCGGGCAGATGACGGCCCGTGAAATTGTGGAGCGCCAGCAGGAAAAGCTGCAGCAGCTGGGACCGGTAGTAGAACGGCTGCAGGAAGAATACCTGACGCCGATACTGGAGCGGACGTATAACATCCTGGACCGGGGCGGCATATTCCCGCCGATTCCGCCGGATATTGCGGAGCTGGTTGCGGAAGAGGACGTAAAGATAGTTTACATCAGTCCGCTGGCCCAGGCGCAGAAGATGAGCGGCCTTGTGAACATTGAGCAGTCCATTGCGTTTGTGGCGCAGATGGCGCAGATGTGGCCGGATGCTATAAAGACGGTGGATCCGTTGGGGACCGTGGCAAAATACATGGATCTGCTGGGCGCACCTGCCAAGATGCGGCGGCCTGAAGAGGAAGTGCAGCAGATGATCCAGCAGGAACAGAAAGCCATGCAGCAGGCACAGCAGGAACAGCAGGCCATGCAGATGGCCCAGGCGCTGCCGGATATTACCCAGGCGGCAAAGAACGCAACCGAAGCGGCTAACGACGGGAACCCGGCATTAGCTGACTGGTTAGGAATGAGTGGTGCTGTATGATGGGCAAACGGTACATGAGCAATTACGATGGCGACGATAAGCAGAAGTGGGTACGCATTGCCATTGCGGATAAAGACAAAGCTGCATTAAAAGCGCTGCTTTCCAGTGACGAAGGACGCTGGTTTATCGCCCGGCTGATGAAAAACGAAGGACTTACTACCAGCGCGTTTACGGGTAACTCTGCCACGTTCTACAACGAAGGGCGCAGATCTGTGGCAGTGGATATATACCAAAACATTAAAAGGCTGTTAGGCGTGGAAGGAATCAAGCTGCTGCATTCCGCACAGGAAGAACTGATGGAGTTTGAAGAACGGGCGCTGGAGATGGCCGAACAAAAGGAGGCAAAACATGGCTGATATTGAAAACGCTGCCAACGATAACACGAATGTGCAGCCGAGTGCAGACAACAATGCACAACAGCAGAACGCGGCTCCGACAGTAGATACTATGCTGGGCGGAAATGGTACCAACGCACAGCAGCAGAATCCGCAGCCGCAACCGGCGGCGCAGGGCGCACCGGAACAGTACGATTTTAAGGCGTCTATTCCGGAAGGGATGGAGATTGACGCCGCGCTGACAAAAGATTTTTCCGATATTGCGAGAGGGATGAATCTTACCAACGAACAGGCAAACCAGATGGCGCAGTTTGGTTTTAAATACGGCCAGCAGATAGCTGAAGCTGTACAGAATCAGTACAATGCCGAAGTCACACGTTGGGGAGAAGCCGCAAAAGCGGAACTGGGGGCAAACTTTGAAAAGGTTATGTCCGCAGCGGGCGCTGGTATTGAGGCGGTAGAAAAGGTTGTACCCGGCATCCGGAAAGCGTTAAACGAGACGGGAGCCGGTAACCGTATTGAAGTGATCCGGGCATTTGAAATGTTCGGATTAAAGGTCCGTGAGGATCCTGGCATGGTCAATGTTAATGGGAGCGGGCAGCCGCAACAGGCAACGACCTGGTATCCCAATAGCAAAATGTAAATTTAATTTTTAAAAAAGGAGAGTGAAACACATGGCAACTGTAGGTGCAAACGCACTGACTTTGAACGACTACAGAAAACGCATGAACCCGCAGGGCTATATTGATGAAATCATTGAAGTCCTGGCATTGAGCAATCCCATCCTGGATGACATGACCTGGATGGAAGGTAACCTGCTTACCGGTAACAAAACCACGCTGCGCGCAAAGCTGCCGGATCCGGCTGTTCGTTATATCAACCGTGGTATTACTCCGGATAAGTCCAGCACGAAACAGATTGTGGATACCAGCGTAGTGCTGGAATCCCGCAGCGAAGTGGATACTGAACTGCTGGCGCTGGCCCCGGATAAGGAAGCATTCCGCCGGTCCGAGGACAAAGGCTTCATTGAAGCATTCGGCCAAAAGGTTGCCAAAATGGTTATGTATGGCAACACTGAACTGGATCCGGATACCTTTAACGGCCTGGACATTCGTCACCGCATTATGGGCGTGACCGATCCTACCCAGCAGGGCTATACCACCGTTGACGCTGGCGGAACTACCGCAAGCAGCATGACTTCCGCATTCCTGGTAGAGTGGGGCGACCGTGCTACCACTGGAATTTATCCGCGCGAAGCTACCGCAGGCCTGGTGCATGAAGATTTGGGACAGAAAACTGTATATGACGCAAACGGCAAACCGTTTGAAGCTATGGTTTCTCTGTTCAAATGGAAATGCGGCCTGACTTGCCGTGACTACCGAGGCGCAGGCGCTGTACGCAACATCCTGCCGAGCCTGTTCCAGACCGGCACTGCCGCGCAGAAGCTGGGCCTGCTGAATGCGTTTATCACTGCGCATGACCGTATGCGGCATCCGGAACGCTGCGTAATGTATGTAAGCGTTGCGCTGTACACT